CTACGAATGTTAAGGAGTTCACCAGAAATATTAGCTTCTGAAGTTAGATCTTTTTCAGAAATTCGTTGATCAATACCAATAATAAGTTCTGCATTCAAACCTTGATATGCAAAATCTTCAGCAGCTCGTTTAGAATCAGACAACCTTACTTGAAGATCATGCCATTTTTCCAAAGAAGCTTGATCAGATTTAATACCTTGGCGGCGCATTTCTCTCAGCTTGGAAATACTCTTCCAATCACCAGCATCCCGCATAATCTCTTGAATTGAAGCTTTGAAATAACCTTGCTCACCCATTACACGGAATAGTTCAGAGCGTTCAGTAGCAGTAAGAGGTACACCTCTACGCTTCTTAAACGTAGTGTTAAGATCAAACTCCATATCTTCCAAGAACTTCTCCTCAGGAGACTGTTCAGCGTGAATCTTGATGGGGCTGTATGCATTCCAGACACGTTGAAGGAAGCTATAACCATTAGCCTTTTCACCAGTCACAGGACTGTATACATAAGGTTGACGATTACTTGAATCCATCATACTAGAGGCAAACCTGTTACGATTCTCTAGTTGACTAAAGAAATCCATTTCAACTTCTTTCAAACCTTCAGAGAAGATTCGGCTCCATTCACCGCGTTGACCTGCAAGTGGACCAAGGCTATTAACAAAGCCTGCACTCCATCGTTGGATAGCTCCCTCATTACCTTGAAGGATATCCATCAACGGTTTAATACTAGACAAACCAGTACGATCAGTGACAGAAGCACTAAGAATAAACATAGCTTTACTGAGATACTTTTCAGTCCAAGACTCTCCAAGCATATCAAAGTTATCTGCTACGTTAGCAACAAAGGCCATCCAATCAGCAAGAGGACCAAGGGATTCATAAGAGTACCACTTACCATCTGCACCTTGAATAGTACGTTTTTCCCAGTTAGAGTTCTTTTCACGTGAACGTTGAGCTTCTTTATCATAAAGACCATCACCACGGATCCGATCATTTATAACAAGATTGATAGCACCAGTAACAGCAAGAGCACCAATGGCTTTACGACCACGGGTCATATACTTAAGATCTGCAATCCGGTTCTGCTTAGCAATACTATCCATTCCATCTGGATTAATATTACGAGCACGTAGCAGTTCATCAACACGCTCTTCGTTACTAAGAAGGTCTTCGAGTTTAACGTAAGCTAATTCGTTAACATCACGTTGGAACGGCTGCCACGGACCATACTTACCTCCCATTTCAATAAGGTTCATACCAGTGGTAGGGAACATCAAAAAGGGACGCAAACCAGGAACTGTTTTAACCAAATCAGAAACACCTTGAGCCAACGGAGAATCCAAGTTAAGAGCCATCTCACTTGTGGCATACTTAACTGCTTCGTCTTGAAGCATTCCCGTGTCATCAAACATTTGCTTATAGTATTTATCAGCAATCGGTTTGACAGTTTCTTTTGTAATCGGTTGATTAGATGACATCAGTTCATCCATAGCACGGAATCTGGACTCAGCAGCTGCATTAAATACACCAGTAAATCCATCCAATGCCGTCATAGCATTTGTACCAAATCTCAATACTGGATCTTTACTAAGATCATTTAGCATTTCAATTTGATTAACAAGATACTGCAAACCATCATTACCTTCAGCCATTTGAACACGAGCGGCTTGCTTCAAGAAATCCAACTCACGTTCGGATTGAAGAAGTAAATCAAGACGAGTACCAGAGCGAACTGATTCCGGTTCCTTAGCTGCCTTCATAAAAAGATTACCAGCATAAGGTAAAGCTCGCTGTAAAGTTTCTCCAACAGAGCTATAAGCAACCCAACCACGGTGCAATGCTTTCATAGGTTCACCACCTAATGCAGCACCTGCAAAATAACTAACAGGTTGAGAAATAATACCACCAAAGTTACCTACAAGGGCTTGAATAGGTGTACCAAATGCAGACAACATCGAGTTGTACACATTAGACCACACACCAGCAACCAACTTATTCTCTACTTCTGGATTAAGGTTGATAATACCTTTACCCAGATCAACAGTCATTTCATCAATGTACTTATTCATCTTAACAATGGTATCAATTTTACCATCAGTAAGTTCATAAGCCATCAAAAACTGATCCATCAATTGAGGTTGATTAGCTGCAATCTGCCTCATAGTACCAGCAAACCGTTGAGAATCTGTAAAGATCTTCTGTGCTACATCACCAGCGCCCTCAACTGTTGCTTGGTTATAACCTTGAATATTTTGGAAACCGTTTTTAATCTGTTGAATAAGATTTACTTTACGGTTTTTATAGTATTTAGCAGAACCAGAAAGTTGAGTAACATACTGCATCAAGTCAATGATTTTCTCTTGTGCAGCTTCAACAGCAGCTGTGCCTTCCATCATCCTTGCACCCTCAGAAAGGTCTGCAATACGTCCAGAAAGGGAACCAGCAAGCAAGGATTGAGCCCTTGCTACATCCATATTAGTCAGATCACTACCAAAGCCTCTGAGAGCACTGGTAGCTGTAGCAAAGCCTTCTTCTGCCAGAACCTCTTTACCAGCAGCATCACGAGTCATGTACGGTTCAAGAATCTGACGAATATCTGCTTTACTCATACGAGGATCAAACAATTGAATTGCTAGATCTTCATTAGCATCTAGTACATCTTTAAAACTAACCTTCCAACCTGCACCTTCCATACCAATAGGACCAGCTTGCTTAAGTTGATCAGCAAGTCCCAATACAATATCTTGAGCGTTGTCTCCGTTCTTCAGTGCAAATTTAAGGGCAGGTTCAGAAATCATATTACCTAGACGCCCATAAACTGTATCTAGGTTTTTAGCAATACGTGCTTGATCGATTGCAGCGCCAACGACCCCAAAGTCATCAACAGTTCTGACACCTAATTCAGTATAATCAAATACATCATGAACCCCTCTAAGAGGGACATCCATATTAGGATTCTCAGCTAGGTTATAATAACCCAATTCATCCAAAGCTTGTTCCTGTTTAATAGCAGATGAAAGCACTGCATCCTCAGGATCATCAAAGCGCATTGATGGTGAGTTTTCTTTTAGCCACTTTTGAGCTTGAGGTGTTTCACCCACAAGACGGTTGGATTTACGAAGAGCACTAGATGCATTTGCCAAAGAAGCAGCAAATTTATAAGTACCTTGGGCAAGACCAATAAAAGTCCCCATCCCAAGATCTTCATAAATATTCTTCATCCGTTTGGTATCTACATCATCATCCTTCATTGTTGCTAGACTATTGGGAATCCAGTCAAACATTTTAGGAAATGATTGTTTCAACTGCCCAGTGACGTTTTCCCCTTCGTACTCACTACTTACAGCACCAACTGCAAGACCAGCTAACGATTCAACGCCTAAACTCCCAGCCCATTTGACAAAGGCATTCTCACCTAAAGACCACCCAACTCGTGATTGAGCAGCCATGCCACCTTTAAGGCCAAGTCTGCTAAGACCAAGCGTAGGAAGTACAACGGAAGAAATTTCTCTAAGGGCTTGAAGATGTTCAGTTTGAAACTTAGGAAGTTTTTTAAATTTCTGTCCAGTAATCTTGTTGATAACATCAACACCAAAGTCAATTGCTCCCATTACAGGAGCACTACCGCCTTCGACAACTTGCCTTGCATAGTCCCCAATATCATAACCAGGGTCCCAAGGGAACTGTTGTTCTTTTTGCATCCCTGCCGTAGCGGGTTGCATTTGTTGAGCTTGTCCAGGTTGTCCTCCCGTAGGAGTAGTCTGACCAGATTCAGCGATACGAGCTTGAGCAATTTTAGCTTGTTGAGCCTGACGCTCAAGCTCGATTTCAGCTTGAAACTCTTCGTTGAGTTTCATTTCACCTGGATCGACCCTAAACATCTCTGTAGGATCGTATGGCATAATTAATTAATTACGTAGTAAAGATTAGATTTACCGTATTTTTGTTCGTATTCTTGGGGTGTACCAATCCAATCAAATTTAGCTCTTGAGGAGCTGTTGCTAATAATTGTACCGTCTGCCCGTACAATACCCATATGAGGATATGGTGCAGTAGGGTGATTATCTTGCATAATAGCAATGGCACCAGGGACAGGTCCACTGACTCTACGCCCAACTTTATCTAGAACCTTTTTCACATCAGGTACATA